CACAGAACGAGTACCAACCGAGCCCTGGCGACGTATCATGGACAACTGGTAATAACCCCAGTTGACTTTCGACTACACTTTTCATGTAGTCGGCAGTTAACCAACACCCAGCCTTATGGAAAAGGTTGGACGTGGCAATCCACGAAACAATACCAGCAGTATCCCGCTTGTCGGACGGAGGCATCTCACGTAGGTAGACCGGCGTTACATCTACCCCAGAAAATGCGTCTGAACCACAAGACTCCCGGAACTTACCTCTCCAGAAGCTCTTCGTGGTATTTACCTTGCAGTTATAATTAGCAAGGGCGTCCAAAACAATATCAGTCTCACCTGAAGGGACAATTATGTCATCCCCAAAGATGTTAACCCGCCTAGAAACCCATAACAGGTTCTTGCGGGACGGGGGGAGGCTATGTTCCCAGAGTATCGCATGTACGATAATAGTATAAAAGTACATGGACTCGATGGGAAAACATAGTGCACTACCCATGGATGCGAACTTCTCAAGCTCTACTAAAGAGCCATCAGGAAGTGTCGCTCTGCGGGACCTACATGCCAGGATAGCGTCCAAAAGACTTGGAACGCACTCTAGCATTGTAAGTACCTCACGTAGGGGGACCCTATCGGAGGCGTCTGAAAGATCGATGGTTGAAAATCGACCGTCCAAACTTGCAGAAATTGCCATTCGTTGATTAACGCTCTGATCATCGAATCTTATAGACCGATTAACCAAGGGCGACCGTCGGATTTTACTAGTAATCCAACGTAGAACGGCCTGCTGTGTATATTGCATACACACAGGCTCGATGGCAATAATCCTGGGTGCCTTTAAGGTCTTGGGCACAGAGATTACCCTAACAGGTAACTCCTGGTCCTCGGGGGTCATGGATAACTTATCCAGACCATGCCGGCTATCTAACATATGCTCCACAGAGGTGAAGTAATGTTCGGTAACCGGGAACGAGCATTCTAAACGCTCATTCCATACCATATGAGAGAACTTAGCGTTTCCGCCAATTCTTTCAGCAGTAGCTCCAGGACCATGCTTAGGAACCAACCCAATTGTTGAAAAATCGGGTCCAAATACGGACATCCACAACTCTCTTGCGCACCACTCAAAGTGGTGTCGAGCAGAAGAACTAGGAGACACGTACTCAGCAAGGGCCACTTCAGTTGTAGAAAAATTCTTGAAAGCGCGTTTCTCTCGTTTGTTAGTACAAGGGATTCGAACCTTTTTGAAAATCCTACAGATCTGACGAATGCAATAAACCGCGTTAATGTTCGGCTCATCCTTAATCCTCCCGTTGTTTTCAAACACGAGACTTGTGAAACCTCGCAGAAATGCGGGGAGACACCCACGCCTAGTCCAACCGACAAAGCGTGTAGAGTCAACCAGACCAAGCTCAAGACTTGTTTCAAAGTCCGAAGCGAACTCTGGAAGGGTAATCGTTAAAAACGATATCCCTTCGTGTAGGGTCCTTGATTCGATAGTTTTCGAATCGAAGACGGTGTCGACCGAGCAGATCCTCCCCATATCAATGAGAAGGACCGTACTGAGGCAATTCAGGCTTTTCATGACTCCTCCTATTAGAGGTAGACATCCATAGTCACTATGCCCGACCCAAATCCGGTTACTCCGGACAGTATCCGCGTCTAAGACTTAAGTCTCAGACCCCAACAGTTTGGCTATGTTAGCTGGCGTGAGCCAAGCTACCAAGCCATCGACCATGTAATCCAGAGTGGCGTCGTCGAAACCAAATTTCGGCTCGTCAACAACCAGGTAGACCCCTGCTGTTTGTGAAGAATTCACGGCAGTGAGCGGGTCCGCCGCAATCAACGTCTGGTCCAAACGGACCATACGTCGAGTTCTGGACTTCGTGGTTTGATGAGATATCCTAAATTGGAATGTCTCGTCGGCTGTTCTGTATGTCGAATCAGATGACCCATTTTTAATCTTGGGCATTGACTTGGCAACAGAATTAATGGTAACGGACTGCGGATCGGTAAACATAATGACACCTCCTTACGGTTATGTGTGGTAGCCTATCACTAGGCTATTGCATCTTGGTGATCAGCTCCTGGATAAACCAAGGGCCGCCAAGATGGCGAGCTGGGAGGGGCTCAAAGAGCCACCTTCCATTCCAAATCCAAATGCAGTAGCAGATACTCGTGTTTTATACGAGTTAACATCCTTCACACGGGCAGTATACCTATTGCCCCTTTTATCAGTGAAGGAGTTAGTCTGCTCTACACTACGCTCAGTCATACACATGACATAAGCGTATTTGGCCACAGCGTCGACATACCTGCCGCCACCAGAGAGATTAGCAAAAATATCTCCGGCGTTGCAGAAGTAATCGATTAGCCATGACCAGGGTATTAGTTCCCACGCTGCTTCCGGTGTTATGGATAAACCATATAACTTCCGGATGGTCTTCCTACGCCATTGAGAGGTATGTAGTTCCTTTTCAGGAATGTAGTACCTAAAACGGCCAGAGAACCAGACTTTTCGGGATAATCTCCCGATAGTCACAGACGTGGGCGAGGACGACTCCCAGAGATCAGACACAGGACAGGGCGAAAATCCGAAGATTCCGCTTTCCCATGTATCCGTCTGCTGAGTCGAACTCACGGTGCCATGCCTGAGGAGCCACTTACCATTATTTACTTTAATGGAGTGGATTTTGGAGTCTATGTTCCGTTGCAACTGGTACATAGTCTTCAGATCTCTCACCAAGCATTCCCAGCCGAATTTCCATGCTAAATAGCCACGTCCAGTTCCTTTAAATCCACGGAACTCGGAAACGCGCTGTTTCAGCATCTTCGGTAAGTCTCGCAACTCTGCCATAAAAACGGCAAGCGAGGCGTCTGGGCGTCCGGGTTGGAACTTTTTCCACCCGGCGGTACCGTAGGCATTTAACTCCAATGTACTGGGTGTCGACAACGCATGAGCCGCATATTCGGCTGGGATAGTCCCAGACAAAAGCGGATACATCTTTCCGATGTACTCATGCACTATCGATGCCCCCAAACAACGAAGCTCCACATCCAGGATTTGTACTTCCCGGGCGTGATGCTGAATCGTCATGGGGCCACCCTCCCGCCAATGATTATTTCCACGTCTGTGAAGATAATCAGAGCAGGTGTCAGTAGAATGCAGACGATGCTTCGCTTCGATCGATTGGCTCGTAGAACCAATCAATGCTCCGTTCAGCCAGGTATTGTGCACACCAATCACGGTTGTGCCAGTTCCCCCTTCGTTGTGCACTTTACTTCTAGTACGCATTGGAGATGCCATCCTAAACCCTCCTACATTTGGATTCGCCGAACCTTTTC